CCTAGATTAGTTTTATTACCAAGAACAGTATTTAAAAGACCAGTTCCAACGACTTTACTCAAATCAGTAATTTTGCTTAAGTCTGTCAGTTTACTTAAATCTGTTACTTTGCTGAGATCAGTTATCTTACTCAGATCAGTTACTTTACTTAAGTCTGTTACCTTACTTAAATCTGTTACTTTACTTAAGTCCGTCACCTTGCTTAGATCAGTGACTTTACCTAAATCAGTAACTTTACTCAGATCAGTAACTTTGCTTAAATCAGTTAAACCACTAGCACCAGCATTAGCCAACTCAAATTGAGTAGCCGCATCTGCCGCTAATTTAGCCGCCACAGACTCAGCAGTAATGCCACCTGCCGCACCCGTAAGAAGGCCGCTACCACCTGTTAAGTTGGTCAATGTAGGTACAGCCGCACCAGTAGTCAAAGCACTAGCAAGACTTGTTGCACCCGCAGTACCACCAGCACCACCTAAAGCTAGATCAAGTTGAGCCAACTCAGCCATTGTTAAGCCAGTAGAGCCAACAGTTCCTGCCGCACCTGTAGCTGCTCCACCGCCACCAAATAGACTCTCAAAGCCACCACCTAGTCCACCAAATAGTAAACCCGCACCTGCTGCAAACTTTAAGAAGTCTTTTGTTGCATTAACTTCTTGCGTTACGCCAGTTCTTTGAAACGTACCATCTGCGTTGTATTGTTGATACTCTGAACCAACAGGCGCACGATAGTTAGGATCACCAGTAGTTTTGGATGTGTAAATAGTCTCAAGATTACCAATCTGCTGATCTTCACCAGAGCCAATAACTCTGTATTCAGGGGCAATAATGGTATCACCAAGGGTTATTGTTTGACCTTGAGGAACAGTAGCCGCCACTCGGGAAACAACCGCACCCTCATCTAACCCAACAGCCGTAGCCATCTGAGCAGGAGATACCCCGTATTGCTCCATAGCCGCAACGATCTGAGCGTCACTCATGCCTGGATTAGCAAGCAAGAAATCTATAATTTGTTGACTGGTTACGGCCATGATGTTTCCTTCTTTTAAGCCCAAATCCTACGCCAAACCGATGGCGCAGGACTTACTTCAAATGCGTTCAATGGTGCTGAGTCTTCATCAGGCATTACTCTAACATTAACGTGCCAACCTTCCAATGGGATAGGAGGGTTTTCAGGGTCTGGAATCTCTTGCTTCTGATACAGGATTCCTAGCACATCAATGTTGATGTAATTAGGGGTTGTATAAGCCTCAGAGACTACGTTGCCTTCCTCATCTAATACTTCAGCATGAGTTGTGTAAAGAACAGCATTAGCCGCTGTCTCATCAGTAAATTTTAAGAAAAAGTCTTGATACATTTGTAATCCTTAACTTGTGAGGGCTTGTAATTGACTATTCTGGATTCTTACAGGGTAGTAGGCAATTTTCTTAATAGTGCCGTTAAATACTTCAACTCCTGTGTGACTTCCAATATCTAATTTGGTTACAAGTGGCACTACACCAGTTGTATCAGTTAATACTGTTGCGGAGTTGCGAGATGCGGCAAAATCGTTAACTTTGTATGTGACAGCAACTTGGTTAGTGCCAGCCAATGCCGAGGTATTTAACTGTGCTTGAATAGCACTTCCTGAGATAACAAGTAATGTGCTTGTCCCATTTGTTGGAAGCGATTGTATGCGTTCCACATTTGAGTTGTTGTTAATGCTAAAAATATTGTATAGCCCCGCATTTGGCGGTGTTCCAAGTCCATAAAAAGTCCCCTCTGCTTGGTTATACCAACTACTAAAGTTAGTCCCCGTCATTGATGCCGCATCAGCCGCCCGTGTGACTTGTGATGCTACTGTGGGGATGTAGGATGTGGCAAATGCTCCTGCTTCTACTTGTGCGCCCCAAACAAATAAACCTGAAAAACCATCACCTGTGTAGGTAACAGTGTTATTAGCTGATGCAGTTAAAATATGCCAATATCCACTTGTTCCGCTAACAGTTCTTGTAAGTGTGCATCGATACCAGCCATTACCTACGGAAGTAATAGAAGCTGTATTACCTGACGCATTAGTCCCAACAACACCATTTTGCAAATCAAAATAAGTAGTATTACCAGAAGCGTCTTGGGCTAAAAATGCCACCCAATTTCTTCCAGCAGCTTTAAAATAACCTGACCATGTATAAGAATTACCAGAAACTAAAGTTACGGCTTCATATAATTCATGCCCAGAAGAAGAAGTAGATTCAACTACTTTTTGCGCTGTTTGTGTGCCATCAGGCGCAACATTAGCCGCTGATGTAATAGTTGTGTTTGTCTTAGTCCAAGCCGCATTACTGTAATCACTTGAATAAGTAACCAGATTCGTCCTACTCTCCTCAATCAACAATCCCAATGATTCACCAGTAGTAGGGTTGTTATCAAACCTTGCTACACCTGATGCCGCTGTTTGTAAAGTAGGAATATAGTTAGTAATGGCTTGCGTTGTTGTTGCTGTGTAGGCTGTTGCGCTAGACCTGTTTTCTAACTGTGCGCCCCAAATGTAAACTTCATCACCATTTGTTGCTAAACGAATACCAGCAGTTTTAGAACCTGCGGTTGGAGTTGTTGTGATTGAATATCTAACCCAAGCCCCAGTAATTGATTGTGTTGCAAATGTTGTTCCATCAACAGTAATGTCAACATTGCCTGTACCTGTTTTACGATAAATATATACACTAAATGTATATGCAGTAGCAGTAGCAGTAAAAGTCTGCAACAAAGTTGCATTGGTATTAGTTGCCGTTAATGTATCTGCCGTTGTTGTTCCATCAGGTGCGGCAAATGAATCCGCAGTAACAGTAGCAGTTGTTTTTACCCAACTTGCATTATCAAAAGTTTGGCTTTGTAAAACCAAATTTTCTTCTGCTTTAGCAGTCGTGACACCATTGTAAAAAGTAGCAGTGCTTGCTCTGGTGTAGTTAATGCGAGGGTCTAATTGCTTGACGTTAGCAAAGTCAAGCAAAAGGCTTGGCTTGATTGCAGGGAAGTTAGCTTGAATAGTCATGTTCTAGTCCTTAGTAAGAGGGATACCACTTTGTAGTGGTTGCGTCATAGCTCAAGATTAAAGCCTTGCTCACTACGCCAGTTGTTGCAATAGCGATATTCCCAGATGTTCCAGTTGACCATAATCCAGTAGGAATCAAAGTAATCTGACCACCACCCACAAACTCAGCAGGGGCTGTAATCGTGTTAATAGTTGTTGTGCCAGAGATAAAAGTGATGGGAGCTAATGGTTGAATAGTTGCCGCAGATGCAATCGTTGGCGCAGGGTTTAACTGAGCCTCCAATCCTTCAACTTCTTTGTAAGCCATCTTTCCCAAATACTGATTCAAGGGAATCTCATTAGCCGCAGTGCCAATGTCTGTCTGGATAACAGTAGCAACACTATTCTCAGTCAGGGTTGTGAAGTTACCCGTTGCAGGGGTTGTCGCTCCAACAGTGCCATTGATGTTGAAGCTAGTTGCTGTACCAGTAATATTAGTTCCAACCAAAGCACTTGGTGTTCCAAGAGCAGGTGTTACTAGGGTAGGGGATGTAGCGAATACGTTAGCACCAGTTCCTGTCTCATCTGTCAAAGCCGCCGCTAAGTTTGCACTTGTAGGTGTTGCTAGAAATGTTGCTACGTTTGTTCCAAGTCCTGAAACGCCTGTGCTAATTGGCAAACCAGTTGCATTGGTCAATGTTACAGATGTTGGAGTACCTAGAACTGGAGTCACCAATGTAGGAGAAGTTGCAAAGACGTTAGCACCACTACCAGTTTCATCCGTCAAAGCCGCAGCCAAATTAGCTGAACTGGGTGTGGCTAGAAAAGTTGCTACACCTGTACCCAAACCAGACACACCTGTTGAAATTGGAAGACCTGTCGCATTTGTCAGGGTTGCACTTGTGGGTGTTCCCAATATTGGAGTCACCAAAGTTGGTGATGTTGCAAACACATTTGAGCCACTGCCAGTTTCGTCTGTCAAAGCAGTAGCTAGTTGAGCAGATGTGAATGAACCCAAAGAGGTAGCATTGCCAACAGAAGTGACTGCACCTGTTAAGTTAGCGTTAGTTGTGACATTACCCGCAGTCAGACCAGAAGCAGTGCCTGTGATGTTTGTGCCTACCAAGGCTGATGGAGTACCTAAAGCAGGAGTAACGAGAGTTGGGCTTGTGGCGAACACCAAAGAACCCGTACCTGTCTCATCAGTAACGGCAGAGATTAGATTGGCAGATGATGGCGTACCTAAGAAAGTAGCTACACCAGTACCTAAACCACTCACGCCTGTTGAGATTGGCAATCCTGTGGCATTTGTCAAAGTACCAGAAGCAGGAGTTCCCAATGCGGGAGTCACCAATGTTGGCGAGTTTGACAACACTACATTGCCTGTACCTGTTGAGCTAGTTACACCAGTACCACCATTTGCTACACCTAAAGTTCCAGTAATGTCAGAAGTAGAAAGAGTGACTGCATCCCAAGAGACATTCGTTCCATCACTTTGTAGATACTTGTTAGCCGCAGAAGTTTGACTTGGCAACAGATTATTGATAGCCGCAGTAGCCGTAGAAGCTCCTGTACCGCCATCAGCAACTGCTAAGTCTGTAATACCAGTAATCGTACCGCCCGTGATGGCAGCAGAAGCATTGTCTGTCTTAGTTGCAACAGCAGTAGCAATGTTATTGAATTCAGTATCAATCTCTGTACCACGGACGACCTTGAGTGGATCACCAGGCGTTAGGTTGTCTTTGGTCGCAAAGTTAGTACTTTTTGTGTAGTTACTCATGATATTTTCCCGTTCTTAGATTGGATTTCAATCTTCTGAATTGACAACTGTGTGCCGTTGATAGTGGTTTCGTAACCTGTTTGAACAATTTTACCCGCACCAGAAGCATTTACGTCTAGTGTCTTAATCAAGAGTCCACCCGAGTATTCTGCTACTCCGTACTCAGCAAGGCCGTACTCATAGTTTGCTTGTTCAGGGATATAAGCATTGCCCGACAGATAGTTGGCAGCAAAGTCAAAGCCCCACTTGATCGTGACAAACTGGTCAGAGCCGCCAATAACGATTGTTTTGATTCGTTTGAGAATAGAAATCTGATTCTGATTACCAAGGTCAGCATGGTTAGTAAAGTAGCTCAATCGGTAAGTAGAAGTGTTATCTAAGAAACTTCCATATTTTCCAATATAGCCCTGTTTCCCAATATATAGATCACCATTGCGTAGTGAGTGCAAAGCCGTAGGCGTAATAGAGTCCCATTTGGTTACTCTAAAAGCACCATCTTGCAATTGCATCTTTGTATCAAAACAAAAGACTTGACCTGTAACTGGAAGAGTCAACAAGTAAAAAGCGTTCTTTTCTGAGTAAACAGATTTCAGATTAGTCAGAGTCTCTACTGCCAAAGAAGACACCAAATCAGAACGCACATTCTTAGATAAGTCTCTAAGTGGTGCAGACTTCTCTTGAATTGTCCTCATCAGTGAGCGAACACCTGAGTCAGACAAAAAGATTACATCAGTACCAATTGACTGAATAGTGTCTCTAGCAATACACCCAATAGAGCCTACTGTGTCTGACAGAACTAAAGATGCGGGAGTAGAAGCACCTGTGTAAACAAGAATCTGCCTCTTTCCAAAGATGAAAAAGAAATCATTGTGAGCCGCTAGACCCATGATCTCGTCAGCACCATTAGGCCAAACTCTAGAAACATCCAATGTTCCTGAAGTACCACCACCCCATACATGACCCGCAATCAGGTCAGAGAAAGTAATCGTGACCTTATCTGTAGATGTATTAGCAACCCACAAACGACCAAACGCTGAGATACAAATATTGGCTTGCGGAACAGTAGCTACATAACCTGTTTTCTCAGAAACTCTGCGATAAGTAGTAGTACTTACTGCGGGGTCAAAGATGAGTGGATCGTGACCCGTTTGGAAGAAATAAGCTATGCCATTCAAAGATGCACACTGCCAATTGCTTGCCGTAATAGTAGGAGCAGTACCACCACCCCCATAGGTCAATTCAGTCACTGCATTAGAAGTACCAAGTTTAAATAGCTTGTTATTTCCCGCAAACAAAACAGTCAAAGTGCCATCAGTTTGGACTAACTCATGGATAACACCCACATTGTTAGAACCTAAATTTCCTGATGAAGCATTGACAAGCGTGTATCCCTTGCGTGCGCCAATACGACCAAATTGGTCAATCACGCAATTAGACGCAGTTAAAGCAAAGCCAGAAGATAAATCTAAGGGCGAGTCTTGCGTGTTCAGGCCATAGAAGCCTGGTGCGCTAATGCTTTGACTTTGAATGGGTGCAGACATTAGATTGCCACAAAGTTATCTTCTGGATAACGAGTGCTTTCCATCGCAATAGCGTCAGATAGCATTCCACGGAATAAAGCATAAGCCTCAGAAGAAGCAGTACCGCCATCTTCACCGCGTTCAATCAAACCACGAGCATAAGCACTTTGAGTAACCAAGTAGTCTAATACCTTAACTGTTGTGCCATCAGCAGACAGATTAGCTTGTGGGATGGTTAAATCAAACTTCAGTGTATAGACACCATCAGGAACGGGGAACAGGTCAACTTTTGTATCTCCACTACCATCTACGCCATTGAAACAAAATTCTGATGGAATACCTTGACTAGGAGTTCCAAAGTTTAGCTTGCGGTTCATATCCGCAACTGCAATGTTGTCCAACGTAATAACGCTAGTCGTGTTAATTGCATCATTCATGCGAAACTTCTGACCCGCGCCCGTTAAAGAATATGAACTTGTGGCACTAGTCGTAGTTACTGTAATTGTTTGATTTAAGACATTCCAAGTGTAGGAATCCTCAATCTGACGTTTTGCATCATTGACAAACTT